AGATCTTGGGCATTGCGAGGATAGAAACTAACTTTAGGTCTCAAATGGTTACGGCTCTGTGAAAAAGGAACAACCGTAGGCTCCGATCGTGCTGCTGATTAGTGCGACCGGGGTTCCGTTGACATGCGAAGGCGAAAGTATGGGGGGTACAGGTCAACCGCCTCCCGGTATAGCAATATATCAACTTTTCCAATCAGTGGCTGATGCACTCGGATGAAGGCGTCATCATAATTTGCCCGGCAACGGGCAAATTATGACTGAATTATCTGGATGAATGTCTTCCGTTAAGGATAGGAGAAAAGATTTCTGAGCGCGAGCGAAAGAAATAGATTTGCGTAGCAAATCTTGATTACCAGAAAGGCATTTTGCTTTCTCTAGCAGTTTCTAGATTTTCTTTTATAATATCGGCAATAATATATCTTTCGCTTGCACTGAGCATCATTGCTTCACTGTAACTGATACTACCACGCATATACCAACACATTCGCAGCAATTCATCTTTAATGGCTTTTACCTCTTTATCATAGTTTTCAATTATTTCTATGATAGCTGCCTCATTGAGAGCTAAAAGCCTTTTGCGAAAAAATTTGCATAATCAAAAGTCAGTTCAGTTTGATAATGTTCTTGACAGCTTTCACAAGATAGTTGTAATTCTGTCATTTTAGCATCATTGGCTATCTGTTCGATTCTTTCCTGTACTATGGTCACTGCTTGTTTTTCCGCATTTTGAAAAAACTCTTTGATATGCTGTTTTTCGATGACGCGGTCTCCATTGGGCATTTCTATATAATCTACACTGTTTACACAATTATTAATTCCAATATCAATAATTTTTTGCATTGCTAAAGTTACTTGTGCTAATCTTGTATCATTATCTATGTTTTCGTTATTCAGAGTCTGTATTATTTTTTGTTCCTCATAACTGACCATATTTGTTTTGTTGACTTCGAGATAATACTGCGGTTTCAATTTGATTTTTAAATCTTGATATCCGAGAGTTTGATCAAAATCGGGACATTTTATAGATTCCAATGGCTTGCCAAGATCAATCTCATGTGTGTTATTAGATTTGCAATACGGACATTGACTGCTAAAGCTCATTAAAGGGCCATATGTGGCTATTCTAATACTGATCAAAACAGCGTCAATGTCTATACTAGGCATCTGCCAAGCATTTTTTATATTTGGACAGCAACTCTGCACAACATCTACAACACCTTGTCCATTGAGCAAGGCATCGGGTGTACGTATAATTACTTCGTCGCGGGCAGTCATTGGAAAAATGGGTAATTCGTTATTATCGGGCATATCTAGACTGTCAATTGGCCACCACCGTCCTTGACTAGGCAAAGTCAAATAAATTGCAGGTTGTCTAAAATATCCACTTAGTGGGTTTGAGGTTTTGTGTTGCACAGGTTTTTCCTATAAATATATTGATATAGTTGTATTTATTGGAAAAACCTGTGCCCGATATTGATTATGATAAATTAGCATCATCCATAGCCAATGCCATCAAAGGCGGAAATTCTGCACCTTCTCGGGGACCTGACTCTAATAGCAGCATTCAAGAGGTACTGAAAAACTTTAATACCATTGGCCGTACTATACGTCAGACTAATAGTGCCTGGTCAGTGACCAGTAGTATTCTACAAGGTCAGAATCGTCAATACTCGGACATGAGTCGAGAAATAAACGATTTATACAAACAATATAGAAATGCCGGTACCTTTGAAGAACGCAAGGCACTGGCTGACAAGCGTAGAGAATTAGAAAAACAGGTAGCATTTGCTAATACCAACGCTGCACTGGTTAATTTTACCAATACAGCAGTTAAAACCACATATGAATTAAGTAAGAACTTTATCACTGCTCTGCAAAGCGGTGGTAATGATGTTGATGCAGTTGGCAACATTTTAAGTGGCGGCATCGGAGCTGTAACCAATTTGGGTCGGCAATTACCTGGCGTAATGGGTCCCTTGGTAGGAGCACTTGGGGATGTCGCACAATTTGGACTTGGGGTATTGCTCACTGAGTTAAAGAAAACTCAAGAGGCATTTTACAAGGCCAGCAGCGCCGGTGCATTGTTTGCCGACGGTATGACTGGATTACGCAGTGCTGCTAACGGTGCCGGCCTAACTCTACAACAATTTTCTAATGTTATAGCTGCTAATAGACAAACTTTAGCCGAATCAGGTCTAGGGGTTGGTGAAGCTGCTCGATTGATAGGTAATGTAGGGCAAGCAATTAAAACATCGGGTATTAGGACGCAATTATTAAATCTTGGATTTAGTTTTGAAGAACAGGCTGCAATTACAGCTGAAGTTATAGCAACTATGCGTCGAGGTAATAGTGCTTTGATGCAAGATCCTAATGCTGTGGCAAAAGCCACTGGTGATTATGCTACTAATCTTCGAGTAATAGCGTCGATCACTGGCGAGGACGCTAAAAGAAAAATGGAAGAAGCCAAAGCTGCTTCAGCACAGGTCGCTGTGCGACTTAAATTAATGGAAATGGAAAAACGAGCCCCGGGTATTACCGCAGCGTATGAAGCAGCGATAGCAACTAGGTCTAAGGCCGAACAAAATGCTATCAATCAACAACTCGCTCTTGGAGTAGTCACTGATCGTACTGCTAACATATTAATGTCGTCTAATGAAGGTTATCGCCGCGGAATTTCGGGATTTGTGGATTTATTAAACAGCGGAAACACCGACGTTAAAGATTATCAGATATTACAAGGGCAAGCGAACGACCAATTTAGAAATAATTTATCGGGATTACAGGCAATAGCGCAAGCGCAATTAGCAGGTGCTGGGGGAGTACTTGATGATGTTGGGCGTGCCGCAACAGCTAAACTCTTAGAGTCTGACAAGACATCGGAAAAGGCAGTGAGAAATAGTCAACAGCAAGCTGAAAATCAAAAGAAGACAGGCGATGCTTTAACTAATAGCATGACTGCATTTACAGAAACTATACAGAATTTAAGAGTGCAGCTAGAAAATGCGCTAACGGGATTCTTGCCTCAAATTGCTGGACTACTCACTCAAGTTACTAACAGCCTGTCGAGTATAGTATCGTTTATAGGTCAGATTCCTGGTAGACTAGACCAAATGTTTAACATTGCAATGGGCGGGCTAATCGGTGGTGCATTAGGGTCATTGATTGGTGGAATTTTAGGATTGTTTACAGGACCATTGGCTCCAGTATTATCCCCCTTGTTTGCCAGTATACTAGGTACTACGGGTGCGTTTATGGGCAGCGGAATTGGCGCAAATATGGGCAGAGCCATTGGTGGTCCGGTAAACGCAGGTGCAACATATCTAGTAGGTGAGCGCGGGCCTGAACTGTTTAGACCCAACCAAACCGGTGAAATCGTGCCTAACAACCAATTGACCACAGCTTCGGCACCAATGTCTGGCGAACTAGCTTCATTGATGCGCGAACAGGTCTTGTTACTGCGTCAATTGGTGGCCGGTAACACCGAATCGGTGAACGCTATCGGTGATTTACGTAGTATCAATCAACAGATTTTAAACAACAGCTATTAATCCATAAATATATAACTAATGGAATACATCTATGTCATGGCGTAAATATTTTAAGACAGCCAGTGCTCAATCGATGAGTCCCATGGGCAATGGTCTACAAAATAGCACATCGCACAATACACCAGCCTATCGTAATTATCAGAGCAATTTGCCGGAAGTCTATACCGGTCATCCTAACCGTATTGAGCGTTACAATCAGTACGAACAAATGGACATGGATTCGGAGGTCAATGCAGCACTAGATATTCTAGCGGAATTCAGCAGTCAACCAAACCCCACCACTGGATTGCCTTTTAATATTCACTACAAGGACGACCCCACTGACACAGAAATTGAAATTATCAAAGAGCAATTACAGCAATGGGTGACACTAAATGAACTAAACAAACGCATATTTAAGATTGTGCGTAATACCTTAAAATATGGCGATCAAGTATTTGTCAGAGATCCGGAGACATTTAAATTGTTCTGGGTGGAAATGAGTAAAGTGGTTAAAATAATAGTAAATGAAGCCAAAGGTAAAGAACCCGAGCAATATGTGCTCAAAGAACTGGCCCCAAATTTACAAAATCTCACAGTGACAGCAGTAAGCACCACTGATACCTATATTAATCACCCACAAGTGGGCGGACCACAGGGCACATATATTATGCCCAATGCGCCTTTTCAGGGTGGCAGTAGATTTACTCACGCTCAAAATGAAATGGCCATTGATGCCAACCACTGTCTACATCTGAGTTTGACTGAAGGTCTAGATATATTTTGGCCATTTGGCAACAGCGTACTAGAAAATATTTTCAAAGTATTTAAACAAAAAGAACTGCTAGAAGATGCCATTATAATCTACCGTGTGCAACGTGCACCCGAACGTAGAATTTTTAAAATTGATGTAGGCAACATGCCCAATCACATGGCCATGGCCTTTGTTGAGCGTATTAAGAATGAAATTGCACAGCGCCGTATACCAACACAGACCGGGGGCGGCATAAGCATGATGGATGCTACCTACAATCCTTTGAGCACCAATGAAGACTTTTTCTTCCCACAGACCGCAGACGGTCGAGGCAGCAGTGTTGAAACATTGGCCGGTGGGCAGAATCTAGGCGAAATCACTGATTTACGCTTTTTCACTAACAAATTGTTTCGCGGACTACGTATACCCAGCAGCTATTTACCCACAGGATTAGACGATGGCAGTCAAAGTCACACAGATGGACGTGTGGGCACAGCATTAATTCAAGAGTGGAGATTCAACAGGTATTGTGTCAGATTACAGAACATGATTACCGGCAAGTTAGATCAAGAATTCAAGATGTTTATGCGCTGGCGTGGCATTAACATCGATAGTCAACTGTTTGAATTAAAGCTCAACGAACCGCAAAACTTTGCTCAATATCGTCAAGTTGAAATCGATGTCAGTCGTATTCAAACATATACCAGTCTAGAAGCATTTCCCTATTTTAGTAAACGTTTTCTAATGCAACGTTATCTCGGTCTCAATGAACAGGAAATGCAGGAAAATGAAAAACTATGGCTCGAAGAACAAGGTGAAACACCCGATAAAGAATCCACGGACGTGGGACTACGCAGTGTGGGAATTACGCCCGGGGCCATTGCCGGAGATCTTGAAACGTCCCAAACAATACCTGTACCGGACATTGCCGGTACACCCGGTACACCCGGTCCGGGGGCCGGTACTGCTGCTGTTGAACCAGGTGCGGGCACAGTTGGTACTGCTCCTGTTGCTCCGTTGGTTTCTGGGACACCGACTGCTGCTACTACAACTTAATAGCTTCATTGGTAAATAATAGATATGTTTATCATAGATTTATTTGAAACGGAATTGTCTGGCTACCGTGATGCTAGACAAGATAATTCCGTTATTAAGTCCGGCGATCTACGCAAGAGTCGTCTCACGCTCTCACAGATTAAACGTCTGCGTCAGATGAATGATATCAAAAAATACGAGAATCAACAAAAAGTCAAAGATGTGGCCAAACAGTATAGACCTGCTGCTGTTGGCGTCGCGCCTGGTTTTTAAACAAATCCTTTAAAAAACCGCCATATAAAGCATAATATTACGATATTATGTAAATAACTGATAACGTATCATATTATTATAGGAGTCCCTAGATGAACCAATATGAAAAGCTGATCGAATATATTATCAATGAGCAGGATGATAAAGCTCGCGAATTGTTTCACCGTATTGTAGTGGAAAAAAGTCGCGAAATTTATGAAAATCTCATTGACGAAGTAGACATGGATGGAAACGAAGAAGTCAATGAACTGGTCGACGAAATCGACGCTGACCATGACGGTATGGTCGAAGCTGAAATGGATGACATGGATCATGAACCAGACATGCACGACGATGATATGGAAATGGACACCGACATGGGAATGCCCGATGATGAAGACAACACGGGCGACGATGACAGTGAACTAGAGGATCGTGTCATGGACCTAGAAAGCGCTCTAGATGAACTCAAGGCCGAATTTGATGCACTGATGGCCGACGAAGAAAGCGAGTCTGAGCACAATGATGGAGAAATGGATCCCGACTTTGATCATCATGAAAAGACAAAGGATGAAAGCCTGGTTCGTGAATATGTAGATAAAGTTGCTGTTCCTGCCAATGCTGAAGGTCATACTGTTGGCACAGGGTCGAGCTATTCTGCAGCAGCTGGTGTTAAAAGTGCAGTGGCCGGTAAGAATGATATGGGCGGTACAGCTGGGATCAACAAAGGCGGCTCCGAGCAAGCAGCCGACGGAAAGCCAATCCCCCAGCCAAACAATCAGTACAGTCAAGGAAAGGGCAACTTGCCACATGCAGGGCAGTATGAAAATGTACCCGGTACCAAAACACAGGGTTACGCCAAAAAAGCCACTGCCAAACAGGGCGAACAGAATGTCAATGTCAAGAGTCCTATAGCCAAATAATTAGATATGGTCTACCTAAGAGAACAACTGACTTTTGATCATGCTAGAATGCAGATCCTGCACGAAGACAACATCGACGGTACAGGAAAAAACTTGTACATGAAAGGTATTTTTATTGAAGGCGGAGTAAAAAATGCCAATCAGCGTGTTTATCCTGTGCAGGAAATAGCCAAAGCAGTCGGTACCATTAACGAACAGATCAAAGGTGGGTATAGTGTATTAGGTGAAGTTGATCATCCCGACGATCTAAAGATCAATTTGGATCGTGTAAGCCACATGATTGAACAGATGTGGATGGATGGGCCAGCTGGCCATGGCAAGCTAAAGATTTTACCAACCCCCATGGGACAACTGGTCAAGACCATGTTGGAAAGTGGAGTCAAGTTGGGTGTTTCAAGCCGCGGAAGCGGCAATGTCAGTGAATCCACTGGGCACGTCAGTGAATTCGAAATAGTCACCGTGGATGTGGTAGCACAACCCAGTGCTCCGCATGCCTATCCCAAAGCCATCTATGAAGGGCTTATAAACATGCGTTATGGTCACAGAGCTCTAGAATTGGCCGGTGAAGTAACTGAAAATCAAAAAGTGCAGAAGTATTTGAAAGACGAAGTGGTTCGTCTTATCAAAGACCTTAAAATTTAAGGAGAAAATGCAATGTTTGATGCTTTAAAACCATTGCTAGACAGCGGACTGATCAACGAAGACACTAGATCGGCCATCAATGAGGCCTGGGAAACTCGGCTCAACGAAGCTCGTGAGCAGATTCGTTTCGAAATACGCGAAGAAATGGCCGGTCGTTATGAGCATGACAAGCAAGTAATGGTTGAAGCACTAGACAAAATGGTCACTGAAAGTCTCACCAAAGAAATTGAAGAATTTGTGGGTGAGAAGCAGGCTATGCTAGAAGATCGAGTGCGAATTAAAAATCACATGATGGAAAGTGCCGGGCGCTTCAATGATTTCATGGTCAAAAAATTGGCCGAGGAAATCAGAGAACTGCACAATGATCGAAAAATTCAGCAAGAAAACTATGCTCGCTTGGAAAAATTTATTGTCCGTGCACTAGCAGAAGAAATACGTGAGTTCAGCCAGGATAAAAAGGCTGTAGTTGAAACCAAAGTACGTTTGGTCTCTGAGGCCAAGATCAAATTGGAATCAATTCAACGACGTTTTATCCAGCAAAGTGCACATCTAGTTAAAGAATCGGTGACCACTAAGTTGGGTGCAGAATTAAATCAATTACGAGAGGACATTCAAAGTGCTCGTGAGAACATGTTTGGACGTCGTATTTTCGAAGCGTTTGCCAGTGAATTCTCATTGACACATCTTAATGAAAATCGCGAAATACAAAAACTCAGACGCATCATCGAACAACAAAACGGGCAGTTGGCCGAGGCTGTTGAAGCCAAGCAAAATGTCGAACGTATTGTTGAATCAAAAGAACGCGAGATCCGCGTGATCAAAGAGAGTCAAGATCGTCAGACAGTGATGGACGAGTTACTTGGCACTCTAGTCAAAGAGAAGCAAGCGGTCATGCGCGAACTTCTTGAAAGTGTGCAGACTCCAAAATTAAAGACTGCATTTGAAAAGTATCTACCTGCTGTACTCAACACAGGACTGGTCAAAACACCTGTAAAATCTGTTTTGTCCGAAGGACTTGCTGAAGTCACAGGAGATAAAACTGCCAAAGCTATTGCCCATGACATGGCCAAAGAAGCCAATGTCATTGAGCTCAAGCGTCTGGCAGGGTTAAAGTAATAGTTAAACCTTAAAGGAAATATAAATGAAACAAGAACTATTAGAAAGCCGTTGGGGCGAAACTAAAGATGCCCTGTTAGAAGGCTTAAACGGTTCACGCCGTACTACGATGAGCGTGATTCTCGAAAATACTCGTAAAAACCTGATGGAAAATGTAAGTACAGTTGCAGCCACTTCAGCTGGTCAAATTGCCACACTAAATCGTGTGATTCTTCCAGTGATTCGCCGTGTTATGCCCACTGTTATTGCTAATGAGATTGTTGGCGTGCAGCCCATGACTGGTCCTGTTGCTCAAATCCACACACTGCGTGTACGTTACGCTGACACTGTCAGTGCAACAACCAGCACCGACGGTGCCACACGCGGCGATGAGGCTCTGAGCCCATTTCGCATTGCCACTGCCTACTCTGGTAACGCAACCACAAGTAAAGCTGATTCAACAGCAGCACTTGAAGGCCTGGCCGGCAACAGGATCAATGTGCAAATTTTGAAACAGGTTGTAGAAGCCAAAACTCGTAAACTGAGTGCACGTTGGACATTCGAAGCTGCTCAAGACGCACAGGCCATGCATGGTCTAGATGTCGAAGCAGAAATCATGGCAGCTCTAGCACAGGAAATCACAGTTGAAATTGATCAAGAAATTCTTGCCAGCCTACGCAGCTTGTCTGCCATAGAAGAGACTTTCAATCAAACTTTGGTTTCTGGTACTGCTACATTTGTCGGTGACGAGCACGCAGCTCTTGCTGTGTTGATCAATCGTGTGGCCAACAAGATCGCTCAACGCACACGTCGTGGTGCCGGTAACTGGGCAGTTGTAAGTCCGGCTGCATTGACTGTGCTACAAAGCGCCACTACCAGTGCTTTTGCACGTACCACAGAAGGTACCTTCGAAGCTCCGACCAACACCAAGTTTGTTGGCACACTCAACGGTGCCATGAAAATCTATGTTGACAGCTATGCCAATGACAGCACACCTGTTTTAGTTGGCTACAAGGGCACAAGCGAAGCAGATGCTGCTGCGTTCTATTGCCCATATGTGCCATTGATGAGCAGCGGTGTTGTGCTCGATCCAGCAACTTTCGAGCCAGTGGTTGGCTTTATGACAAGGTATGGCTATGTAGAGCTTACTAATACAGCAAGCTCGCTTGGCAATGCTGGTGATTACTTGGGTGAAGTTGATATCCCAGCCAACACACTAAGCTTCAGCTAATCTTCCAATTTGGGATGGGAAGAACGAAAAACCGCCGTAAGGCGGTTTTTTGTTGGCAATAAATCATATATAATATTATATAAGCTCAAATGTTATATGGACAAACAAACACAGATCAGAGAATTAATAGAAGCCAATCCCAGGCATTATAGTCGCATGATAGCCAAAAGGGCTGACTTATCTGAATGGGTAAATGATAATTGCCTGGTAGAAACTGACAATTTTGCAGAAAAAATATACAGTGCAATAAACCAATTGGGCGATCGGTGTATGCATGGGCAAGCAAAGAAGTTCTCTGATATTCATACCGGATACAGAAATTGCGGCCCTGCTAACAAATGCGAGTGCGCTAGACTACAGGTGTCAGCGAATGTTAAGTCTGCTAAACTAAACCAAACGCCGGAACAACGGCAACATTCACTGGAGCTAAGAAGAGCAACCAATCTTGAAAAATATGGTGTAATAAATGCAGGCCAGACACCAGCAGCCCGACAACAACATGCAGCTCATTATGCTGCTATTCGAAAACCTAAAAGAAAACCACTGTCCAGCTACGAAAAATTAAATAAAAAGTATCAGCAATATAATATCGAATTCCTAACCCCTGAATCCTTGTATAACGGTGTCAGTAATCAGGTATATTACGAATTCGTATGTCAGAAGTGCCACAATCAGTTCAGTGACTACGTAGATAACGGTCATATACCAAAATGTCGTGTGTGTGATCCGTATAAACCTGAATATGTAAGCGGACAGGAAACTGCTGTATATAAATTCGTTGCCGGGCTAGCGCCAGACGCACGACAAAGTGATAAAAAAATAATTGCACCCTATGAATTAGATATTGTTATACCTAGTAAGAAGTTAGCCATTGAGTATTGTGGGCTATTCTGGCATAGTGAATATAATCGACCTGATCCTAACTATCATGCAAATAAATTAAAATTGTGCAGTCAACAGGGCTATAGGTTAATTACAATTTTTGAGGACGAATGGACTCGTCGAAGACCCATCGTTGAAAATAGGTTACGGGCTATATTAGGAGCATCATCGAAGATACATGCTAGAAAGTGCATAGTAAAACCCATTGCAATCGCGTTGGCAAGAGAATTCATCGAACAACACCATATACAAGGTCACAGTCAATGTCGATATGCATATGGGTGTTTTTTTGAAGGTACATTAGTTGCTGTAATGACATTTGGTCGTCCCAGGTATAACCGGCATTATGAATACGAATTAATTAGATATGCAAGTATAGGCACAGTAGTAGGTGGTGCCGGTCGACTGTTATCTGCATTTGTTAAGCAGCACGACCCTAAGAATATTATAAGCTATTGCGATCTGCGTTGGGGCACAGGTAACCTATATCAAAGTTTGGGATTCGCAGAAGTTAAAACTAAGGGTGTTGGCTACAGTTACACAGACTTTGTACAACGATATCACAGGTCAAAGTTTACAAAGAGTAGTCTAGTGGAAAATGGTGCTGACCCCAATTTAACCGAACATGAAATCATGCGCGGAAGGAAAATGTATAGGATTTGGGACTGTGGAGTTGGCTGCTATATCAAAGAATTTTCTGTTTAGCTATGTTAAAGTCCCATCCAATTACGTCGAGGGGCTTCGATTTTCATAGTTTCGTTCTTGCACTTTTCAGCTAAGGCGATGGCACCTACTTTGGCTCCTTCTTGACCGCCTTTAGCAATGTCACTGATTGCAGCCCAACAGGCAGTTTGACTCATGGTGTTATCTCTGCTAATAGATTTAGCAGTTTCGTAATATAATTGCTCTTTGGTAGTCAAGCAGCCAGTGAGTATGAAAGCTGATAGAGTAGCAATAATAATCGAGCGCATACGGATACCTCATTTGGGTTATCTAGTATTTAGTTAGAAATTGATTTATACTAGCACGTAATCCGCCGACTGTCAAATATTTTGGTAAATACAATGTTCATTATTAGAGTTATGCGGCACCCACCGCGTAGGGTCTAGAACACCTTTAAGGAGAAAACAAATGGGACGTCCAATTAATAAAAGATTTTTTGGTTATAATAACAACAATAACATTCGTGTTCGTTTTCATAACGGTACTAGCAGTGTAGATGGTGCTATTGTGCATCAAGTCGGCGCACGCCGTTTTAAATGTGTAGATGCTAGTGGCAATACTGCAGTCTGCAAATTAGTGGCCAAGAATGATGGTAATCTAGCCGCAGGTGACATGACCATCAAGGTCAAAAATGACGCGGGTGTCAATGGTTTTGTGGCCAAAATTTCATCACGCAAGCTGACTGCAGTCAATACTTCGGGCACAGTTTTGTACACAGGCCCATGGAACTTTAGTGTTTCTACCACCGACACATTTATTCAAGTTGAAGAATCTGGTAATACCAGCGTGTTTACAGGCAATATTGACATTTCGGGCAATGTGGCCTAATTGATCTAATCTAGACAAAATAGCACCTTCGGGTGCTATTTTTTGTCTCTGATTTGATCATAAATAGATGTAGACTAAAATTAACACATGGCCTCATTTGATCGAATCACCGGCAGTTATGCGCTAGACACCTACAATGGTGATATTACCATTACCAGTGACTATGGACAGGGTGATATCTATTTGTACGGTAATGTCTGGGTCATAGGAACCTGGGCCAATGTCAAAAGTGTCGATACTCTGATCGACGACAACATTGTTTCATTGAGCGCCAACACTACCGGAATTCCGGTGCTTAATTCAGGCATTGAAGTAATCAGAGGGGATTATTGCACAGTTGGACTACGTTGGACTGAAGCGGTAGATCGCTGGCAACTGACCGACGACTGCTATCATTGGGCCAATATAATGATTCGTGTCGAAGATGATCCAGATCCTCATCTAGGAGGTAATCTATACACAACCGGTGTTTATCATAGTAATACCAATTGGGAAATACGCAGTCTGGCACCACACAACATCGTTTTCAGTCCTGGTTGGGACGGAGCCAGTCCCACCACAGCATTTCAGATTAATCACAATCCACCAACAGCCAGTTTACCCACAACTGTGGCCAATGCCACAGTGTTGTATTTTGCTGAACCACAGGCCGGCAGGTCGGGTGTGTATGTGGCCGGACATCTTCCCTGTAATTCCAACGATGAATTAATTACCAAACGCAAGGCAGTGGCCTACTCACTGTTATTATAGGACTAACCAATGGCACTCTACAGTACAGTATTGACCAACACTGCTGCTAATATTTTTGTAAGCAATTGTCAAAATATAGTGACTACCATGTATTTTTGTAATGCCGGTAATGTCACTGCCTACATCAATGTTTATGCAGTTCCAGCTGGCATGACACCATCATCAAACAATGCCATATATTATACTATACCTCTGTGTCATCATGATACCTATGTAATTGAAAATGAAAAATTGGCCTTAGAGCATAACGATGCAATTTGTGCCAGTATAACCAGTCCGGTCATAGATGCAAATGTAAAGGTAGTGGCCACTGTCAGTAGCATTGGGGTATAAGTTGGGTCGTTACGCCAAAAATAGAGAATTAAAATCGGCCAGCTATAGCATAAGAATGCCAGTGACCTGTAGTAGCAGTGTGGGTCCGAACTGCCCAGTTGATGGACTAGTCAGGTTCAACGATCAGAAAAAACGTCCTGAAATCTATATGAAAAATCGATGGAGGCCCTTTGCCATCACTGGTGAAATACCCTATCCTGACAAAGATCTATTCTACGGCAATGCCAAACAAACAGTTTTTGGTCCAATGAAGTTTTCCTATCCCACTGGCAATGAAATATTGTTGCTGGTATTTATACACAATGTATTCCAGGTACCAGGGTTGGCCTATGTGGTCGACGGCTACGAAATTAATTTCACCAGTCCGCCACCTAACTATCATCCGATAGTGATCTTGCATGGCATACCTTACTTTGATTACTCTGAGCCATTGGCACCATTTATCTATACTGCTCCTCTGCCTGTGCCACCATCGGCCAGTGTTACTCATTGGACTATCAGCAATTTCAGCCCCTACCCCACCAGAGAAGGACGCTATGTTGGGCTAGAAATCGGATTGACTGCTGCTGGCGTTAGTGCAGGTCTGCTGTTTCCACAGCGGCTGTTTTTGCAAATCACGCCCAAC